CCCTTTCCCCATATTTCCTCCGGCTTCACGTTTCTTCATTTCCTCCTGTAACCATGCTGAATATGTATGTTTCCCAGTCTGTGAGGATATTGTGATATTGCACTCCTGCAGCTTCTTGCAGGCCGTCTCCCACTCCTGGGCGTTCTTTATCGGTTTTCCTTTTGTGTCCTTGAATCCTGCTGCCATCATGTCGTCAGTTTTCAGAATCCGCGTTGCAACAAATGCGTCTCTTGTATATACGCATACTTCACATTCTTTGTGAAAATGTCCCAGGGCTTTTATAAGGGCTTGCAGGTTCGTCTTGTGATATGTTCCCTCAATGCTTCCGAATCCCTCTCTGGTTATCGGTGCGCCTTTGAATATCGTTTCGATCACATACCCATATTTACGCTGCATACATTCCTGGGACTGTTTATCTGTCTCCAGATATATGTTTACCTTCATGCCCTTTCCCTCTTTTTCTTTGCTTTCTTCTTTTCCTGCTTTGGCAGTCGAACTGTTCTAATCAGGGTATAAGATCGGTACTGGTAGCCTGTCAGATCATTCACGCCTTCATGCAGAGAGTCTTTTCCCACTTCCCAGCCCTTTGGTACTCTGACTTTTCCCCATGTTTTCCAGTGTTTATACACTTTTTTCTCTGGCTCCGGAATTGGAAGATTGCGTGATGCGGAATAGTTTGCCTCTCTCAGTCTCTTGTCCGTCTCCGGTGTCTTCGTTATGTAGTTGGCCAGTTTCTCAAACTCGCCTTTTTGATACAGAAGCTGATTCTGTATCTGTCCGTGTTTCCACGCTTTCGCAAGAATAACGTCCGTGTCAGGAATCCTGTTCACTATGATGTGAATGTGCCAGGCTCCCCTTGTACCGACTTCTATATTCCGCATCCATTTCAGTTCTGCTCCTCTTTTCTTGTATTCCCTTCTGAGTATCTGCAGAAATGCTTTCCAGTCTTCCTTTGCTTCTTCCATGGATTCCGGTCTTTTGTCCTTCTCGTATGATAATCTTGTGAAATAATCATCTACATCAAAATTGTTCCGGATCTTCCACCTTGCCAACCTCTCCCTGTTGTATCTGTTCCTCTTTGCCATCTGTTCCGGAGTGGCTTTCTTTTTCTCCTGCCTCTCCTGTCCTGGCGCTCCATACTTTGCCGTGTGATATTCATACACCTCTATGGCATTCCGGAACCTCATTCTTTTACACATGTAACTCATTATCGTATCCCCTGTTTTGAATCCATCTTTAATACTCTTAGCAAGTAAGCAACAGGGGCTTTCGTTCCCCTGCTTTTTCGGCTTACTTTCATTAACTTTTCAAGGATCCGGTGTTGCCTTTTAGTTTACATAATACCTTTGTTATTCTTAACTGATTCGTGCCATGCTTTTGCATCCGCTTCGCTCATGTTCTTGTTGATTGTTTCTGTCTGCACTTCCCAGCCAATTCCGTTAATAATTTTTCTCGCGCAATCTTCCGCTTCCGGATTCGTTTTTTTAATTGTCTGTGCCAATGTCTCCAACGCATTGATTAAGAACGGAAGATCTCCCACCGGAGTTGGAAAAATAAAATCGGAAATTTCGTTCATCCACATCTGCTGTCGTATTTCGCATAGTGTTCTTGTTTCTTCTTCTCCTGCTGTTTTGATTTTTTCCATAAATTCTCCGAATCCTTTATAGTCTGTTTTTAACATCTTCAATCCTCCTTGACATTTCCCCGTATTTTCTTTATACTATTTGAAAAGGTTGTTTTTTCTTTTTGCTCTCACGTTGGCGGACGTGAGGGCTTTTTTCATGTCCTGCATCCTCTCCTCAATCCAGATCAGGCCGGAGAGGATGCAGAAAGATACTGCAAATGTCAGGAGGATTTCCTGCATTCTGCTGTCGATCATCCAGATCGGCAGCATAGAAACCAGGTACCCGGATACCAATGAAATTATTATTTTTCGTTCCATTTCTTATCTCCTTATGTAGTTGTCATAGTTCAAGCTGTTTCCTCTTTTTCTTTTGGCTTTTCCTTCACCTTTACGGTGATCTCAACGCCATGCTTCTTTGAGAGGATCGCGGCAAGAGTTTCGTAGAACCTTACCGTGTTAAATGTTCCTTGTGTTTCCATCTTCTTCCCCCTCCTAAAACTCGAATTCTACTGCAGGAGCTGTCGGCATTGGTGTATATCCGTCAGCCAGCTCCAGGCGTCTTATTGCTTTGCGTCGGCTTGCTTCGCTGTTGTCCCAGGCATATTCGTATCCATCCGGAGCCGGTCCGCGTTTTGTTTTCCCGTTACAACGATCAGTGATAGCTTGTCGACTCAAAAAATTCTTTTTCGCTGCTTCTCTCGCAGATCTGTAATATTCCACATCCTGTCCGCAACTGTCCAATTTCACGACTATTTTATTTCTGGAACTGTAACCGGTCAGCTTTCCAAGTTCCTGTCTGGGTATGTATGCTATATTGTTTATGTGGTTCTCAGACTGCATTCCGTTCTTATGATACGGAACCGCACCGTCAGGAACAGGTCCTAAAAACGTCCTTGCAATCAGGGAGAGAACTATCTCCTCTTTCGCTTTTCCGTCTTTTGTGAGCTTCACAACCAGGCGCTGACTCCCTTTCATTTTTTTGTGATAGGGAGTCATGCTGCGAAACTGTCCGGATTTCAAAGTTCTCCGGATGTTTCCCTCTGTGCTCGCCTGGTATTTGCCGTCATATCCTGGAATATCTTTCCATCTTTCAATCAAGGTCGTCCCTCCCTTATGCCGGCTTTTTCTGAGCCGACATGCTTGCACCCACCTTGACGCCTTTCAGGAATGTATCCATCAGTGTCTGCTTTGTGATGTTTACAGACTTCAAAAATGTCGTTAATTCTTCTGCTTCGGCTTTGTCTTCCATGTTCAACATTACTTCCATGTTCTTCTGTGACATATCTTTCATCTCCTCTTCTTTATAAATTTTTAATCAGATTGTCGAACGAATCTGATTGATTATTTTGACTTCCACCCCTATTCTGTAAATACAGGATGTTTTTACATCCGAGTACACAGAAAGGAGCAAACAGATGTTACTTACAAAACAGGACAAACAGATTTTATACAAGCTGTATTCTGAATATCTGAACCGCAGAAAAACCGGTTTATCAATTTCAGAATCCAGCAACTTTGTTTCCGGAAGATCTGTCCATGAAAATTTCTTCCCTGAAATGTCTTATGAGGATATAGATCATTCTTTAAGACAGCTCGGCAAAAACAATTATTTGAAAAACACGTACGCAGACAACGAAGTCTATCATTGTGTTCTTTCAAATGATGCAATTGCTTACATGGAAGATCTTCCCAAAGAAACTTTTTTATCTGTAGCTGACTTTGTTTCCAAGTTTATTCCTTGGTAACTAATTCCCAATCGTCAGCCAGCAGATCATTGGCCGTTGGATTCCAGCATCTTGCAGGCTGCTGTTTCTCATCTTTTGGAATGAGATAACAGCAGTCGCTGGAATCTGTTGGAAAAATACTAAAACCGAAATCACGCAAACCCATTCTTGTGATCGGCTTCTTTTCTTTCAGCGCTTTTTCTACCGCTTCATAGATTTTCATTGTCCTTCATCTCCTTTCCTCTTAACTTAGTTATACATTATCATGTCTTAGTTATACTGTCAACACTTTTTTCATAACTCAGTTATGTTTTATATTGACTATTAATATTCTTTTTGTTATACTTAACTCAGTTAAGGGAGGTGAACGAGATTAGTACTATGCAAGAAAGAATTGCCTTACTAATAGAAGAGTCAGGCATGACCAAAACTGCATTTGCTCAAAAATTAAATATTACTCAACCATACGTGAGCAAACTCTTAAAGACAGGAAGTCCCAGCGACCGACTAATCGAAGATATTTGTGAAAAATTCGAAATAAGTGAAGAATGGTTGCGAAACGGCACAGAGCCTATGCACATACAACCAGAAACATTCAGTCTTGATGAATTTGTCGCGCAGCATAATGCGACAGATCTTGAAAAGGAAATTATTAAGACTTATTTTGAAATCGATCCAGCGATCCGGAGACAGATCCTGAATCACTTTAAAGAGAATCTTATGGGTGCTGGTGGTGCTCCAGACAGCCCAGAAGAATTAGAAATTATGCACCCACCTGTTACAGGTGATGAAAAAACAAATGCTGGATAATAAAACACCCAGCTGCAACTAACTATTTATTTAAGTATTATGATTTGAGTTCCCCCATTAAAGTCAAGATTAATATATATAGTATTGTTGCTGTGATAATACAAAGCGTATATTTTGCAGTTGCCGTAATGTATGTATTTTCTTTTCACCATTGTTTCCACACCTTCCCGTTAGTAAGTAACAGCTGGGTGCAGGAAACATTATAAGAGGGAAACTCATCATAATACTACCGGTAAATCTTTCCAATGCAGGAGGTACAAACGATGGGTCTTTTTAATAATAGTGGCGAAACCAAAGAAGAAAAGAAAGCCCGTAAGCAAGCAGAAGCCGAAGCAAAACAGGCAGAGAAGGATCTTGCAGCTCTCCGTAAATTCGGAATGGAAAATTTAAAAAATCCTAATGATATTGAATCTGTCAAAAGTATTCTTAATGAATTAAGCGGTACCGGTCTTACAGAGCTTGGAATCTCTTTGGGTGCCGGAAGTGATCGTGATATTCAGAAAAATATTATGAACTATCAGCGTGCAGTTCTTGAACAGAATTTTATTATCATTCGTCAGCTTGACAGAATCGCTAAATTACTGTCCGACAAATAATCATCTAGGGGTAGAACGAACATGAACAAGAAAAAGAAATTATTGTCTTTGATTCTTTCTATGGTTATGATTTTGTCTCTCTTTACAGTTCCCGTTCAGGCAGCAACCAAAAAGGTCACAAATCAAACCAAATCTATTACTATGGTTGTGAACCAAAAGAAAGCCATTAAAGCTCCGGTTAAAATGACTTACAAAAGCAGTAATCCCAAAATTGCTACCGTAAGCTCTAAAGGAGTTATTACTGCTAAGTCAAAAGGTTCTGTTGTTGTTACGGGCAAATACAAATCAGTAAAATGGACTTATAAAATCAAAGTAATTGCAAAGAAGACGCCTACAGAAACCTATGTATGGATCTGCGATACAGGGAAGAAATATCATCTCGGTAAAGACTGCAGTAAAATGAATAATCCGTACAGAGTGACGATCAGTGAAGCCAAAGCGCGCGGATATGATGCGTGCAAGAAATGTTATAGATAAATAAAAATCGTCCCAGTGTTGGCGCACCAGGACGACTTCGTGAAAACTCTGCAGCTATCAATTGATGCTACAATTCTTTTCCAGACAATTAGAATTATAGCACGAACTGATACGCCTGCATAGGTGTATTTTTTATACCCATTTTTTAAGGAGTGATACTATGAGTATAACAAATGTTGCTATATATGTACGTGTCTCCACAGACCGACAGGCGAAAAAGGGAGACAGTATTGATGAACAGCTCTCTACCTGCAAAGCCTATATTGCATCCAAAGAAAACATGGTTCTGGCCGGAACCTACATTGACGATGGAATCTCCGGCAGGAAAATCAAACGTGGAGATTTTGAGCAGTTGCTTGATGATGTCCGACTCGGACGCGTGAATCTGATTATATTTACTAAACTTGACCGTTGGTTCCGTAGTCTGAGACATTATCTGAATACGCAGGCGATTCTCGAAGCGAATCACTGCGACTGGCTTGCTGTCGATCAGCCGTACTTTGATACGACCACACCGCATGGCCGGGCTTTCGTCGCACAGTCTATGACCTTTGCAGAGCTGGAAGCAGAGAACGATTCTGTCCGGATCCGGGATGTGTTTGACTATAAATACCGGCAGGGTGAAGTTCTGGCCGGAAAAGCGCCTCTCGGATTTTCCATTGAAAACAAACATCTTGTACCTAATCAGGACGCTGAAAAGGTGCTGCATATCTTCCAGTTTT